ATCATGAACGAAGAAGCTTATTACAAAATAGATTTATGGCGTGAGTGCATTGATTTCATTGAAGCCAAACTCAAGGAGAAGAACAATGGATAAACCAACTGTCGAAACAATCCGTTTTGATGACGACATTTACAGAGCAGAGGGTGAATATTCTTGGATATTGCCTGAAAGGTCTGACTGGAAATGCTATATGTTTGGCAACAAACCAGAAATCAATGATGGCATTACATTTATTCCAAAAAAAGGATGTGAACCTAACTGGTTTGTCAGATGGATGATGAAAGTTTGTTTTGATTGCACTTGGGTTAAGGAAAAAAATGATAGAAATGATTGAACAAGGCTCAGACCAATGGGACGTACCCTACTGGAATAATTGTGAACGATTTAAAATTTACTACCGCAGGAGATTATATGGAACCTGCCTATGAACCCGATGATGGCCCTTTAACTGATGCGCAACTTAATCAAATAAGAAAGCTAAATATGAACGAACGAATTAAAGAACTTGCCAACAAGGCTGGATTGCCAACGTACAATCCAGAAGGTATTCCAACTAAACTAGAAAAGTTCGCCGAGTTGATTGTGCGGGAATGTGCCGATATTGCTGATACTGCGGAACCCTATAAATCTTCTGACCTAATTAAAAAGCATTTTGGAGTTGAACCATGAACGATAAAATTAAACAGTACGCCGAACTATCTAAAACCTATAAGACTATATTGGTCGACGGGCAGATGCAATCCGTTCTATTGATCGATCCGGAGAAGTTCGCTGGAATGCTGATCGACGATGTATGTGACGATATGTTATCCCTGGAACCTATGTATCCCGCGAACATCGTTGCTTTGAAGATTAAACAAAAATACGGAGTTCCTATATGACAGTAAGGTATTCTACTAATTGGATGGGTCCGATTAATTCCGAATGGATTGCCAGGCACGGAACTGGTTGGTCTGCCGGACGTATCGATTGCCGAGGTACAGGACTTGATCCCATGTACGGTGACGAGATCGGACTTAGACCAATGCGAACCGAAGACTGGCGTCGTCTCGGTGACTGGTTGGATGACTTTACTTCTGAGACTATGTTGAGCTTGGAAGAGCTTGTGACTGAATATGAAAAGACCAATCCTAAGATTGTTTGGATAGAATATGAAGAGTGATTTCGGCCGTTGGGAAAACCTGGAAAAGGGGAATGTATGAGTGTCTTAAGACATATGTATTATGCTATGCGCTATGGAACCTGGGAAGCCGGGTGGGATAGCTATACCTCCGGACACAAATTTGGATTCAGACATAGCTACTACGACGGAGACTGGATTACGTTCTGGTTCTTCAAGTTCTACATCATGGTAAACTACTAATGATTAATCACACAATGCAAATGAACAATAGGCTTAAGTGTTTTGAGACAACCACCACTGAAGGTAAAGTAGTTAATGTTTATGCCAAAGATGTATTTGAAGCACATCAAAAATTAAAAGAACTACATGGTCCTAGGAATGTTCCCTTCATTCCTAAGATAGTACCTTCCTAAGATAGTACCTTCCTAAAATAATATATAAAATATCACCAATGAATAGGAGTCGTTATGTCGTCAGAAGAACAAAAATTTGCACATTCCAAACGTATTCACAAAAAGGATACTGCCGTAAAGAAGCAAGTACACATTGCAAAAGAATACGGAATACCCGTTGACACTCCTCACAAATTTGCAAAGCACCATGCTGTTAATTGCGGCAATCCACACTGCATCATGTGTGCAAATCCGCGCAAAATGTTCAAGGAGTTAACTACTCAAGAGAAACGAATGTTTCAGCCAAAACTACAGGATGAATTTACGCACAAAACGGATATCTAATATTTGACACAACAAGAATAAGGTGTTATAATATAATATGGATAACGATTTACAATCCACAAAAGAGCTACTTGAAGAAATCCATTACATTCTAACTAAGGACAGAATCCTAATTAGAAAACAATGGGTCTGCATGTCTTTAGATCGAGTCGAAATCTCGAAGCTAATACCCAAGATAGAACAAGAACTTGACCAACTTAATTCCAAGGAACTATAATGGAAGAATACGAAGATAACGATGACGCATTTGAAATTAATTACGATAACGTAATCGAATGCAAAGAATGTTTAAATGTCACACGCTTACTGGCGGCTGATTTAAAATCAAATCCATACATGACCGTTGGACATTTCTTAAAACATATTTCAGATGCCGATCTTAAAATTCTAAACGACATCGTTGAGGAAAGTACTGGTATGGATCCTGACGATGAAGTCACTAATCCTGGACTTGCTGACGTAGTTCTAATTACAGAGATGTTAGTAAGAGCAGAAGATCTTTTCTCAGAAGATGACGCAGTTCTTATGAAACGTGTAAACAATTTTATGATTATGATTACGTGTGAAAATCTTGGCCGAAAAGGATTGGTTCAAGTATTTCATTCAAATTTGTCGTTTGGCGACGATGAGGCCAAAAGAGTTATTGTTAAAAAGATTGACGGAATAGATTATGAGGATTAACCTGGTGTCTGATATTCACTTAGAATTCGGATCAATTGAAATTAAAAATACAGACGGAGTAGATCTTCTTATTCTGTCTGGTGATATTTGTGTTGCCGCTTATCTAGCACATAAAGATGACGATGATAAAAGGTCCAGAGAGATACATGACTTCTTTGAGATGTGTTGCAACGAATATGATAATGTGATTTATGTGGTAGGAAATCACGAGCATTATAATGGCGATTTTCAACGTACCATTCCACATTTAAAAGAACACCTATGTTCTTATCTGGAGAATCTACATATTCTAGATAAATCAGTTGTTACTATCAATGATATTACATTTATTGGTGGAACATTATGGACTGATATGAATAAAGAAGATCCATCTACATTATATTCTATTAGGGGTATGATGAATGACTTTATAAAAGTCGCTAATGGTGAAATTGATAATCGAGATAAACCATTTAAGGTAATTAATAAATTAACCCCGGATGATGTAGTAGTTGACCATAAAGAGATGTTGGAATATATTCGTATAATCATTGAAGGTAAATACGATCAAAAGTTTGTGGTTGTGGGGCACCATGCCCCAAGCAAGTTATCTACAAAACCAAAATACCAAAATGAGTATATTATGAATGGCGCATATTCATCTGATTTATCTGAGTTCATTTTAGATCATCCGCAAATTAAAATGTGGACACACGGGCACATGCATGATAATTTTGATTATCTTGTGGGTAGTACTAGAGTAGTTTGTAATCCAAGGGGATATGTTAAATACGAGCATCAAGCTGATATTTTTAATCCCAATATCATTTATGAAATTTAAGGAGTTATATTATGAGTAAAGTTGAGCAATATTCACGTCCATGGGTAACATTTAATCCCAGCGATAAAAAACATCGTGAGATTTTCCATACAGCATTAAAACATAATACTTGGGGTAAATCTCCGGTTCGTTTCTGGTTAGAAGGTGAAACATCTAGTTTAATGGATCAATGTACCCAGAAAATGGCTAGATATTATATGGAACAAGAATTTGGTAAAATCAAAGATAAATTGATTGCTGAAGAAATTAATGTCATTAATCAATATCGATTTACCGCTGCTGTGGTATAGTACCCTTACGGTTGACACGGGTACTAAAAGATGTTATAATATAGCATGAAAAGGAAAAATATGACTGATACCGAAAAATATACAGGAGCATGGTACGCTACTGCTTCAGACAGAGAACGTGACATTTTTAAAAATTGGATTAAGAGTCATCTTGCAATGGGCAATATGAAAATTAAATTTACCAAAAAAGATAATACAATACGAGAAATGAATTGTACCCTGGGCGAGGGATATTTGCCGGTAACAGAAATAAAAGAAATCAAACGAAAAGAAAATACAGAAGTTCTTGCAGTATGGGATATAGATAAAAGTGCTTGGCGAGCTATTCGATATGACTCAATCAAAGAAATCAGTTTCGACATTTAAAGCAAACACATTGCTTTTAAATAAAAGAAAATTCATACCTGATCCGTTATTAAATAAACGCGATCTTAGAGAATTTAAAAAATTAGTTATTAAGGAAAAATAATGGCACGAGTATCACTTGACGCTGAACCTAGCATTGCTGTATTATCTCCAGAAGAGAATACCTATAATGTTCAATTGATGAGAATCATGAACTGGTATTCTGCTGAGAAAGCAAAATCAGATGCTCGCAAGTATATGCGAGATTATGTTAAAGCTAAAATGCCAAGTGAACTAAAAACATTTGACCAAGTTAAAGATGTTAACATTGTAAATACTTATGGTTGGATTTCTCGTATCATTATGCGTAATGGTAAAATTTCAGATAAGCATGTGACAAAACTTACAGGTTATCTAAAAGATACGTTAGCTTCTACAATTTATATTCCAGAACCAGTACAACAAAAGGTTGTTGTGTCTGCACCTAAACCGTCAATCCAAGATGCAATGAAAGAAAAGATTTCAGAATATCTAGGTGAATTAGAAGGATCGTTTGATTCTGTAGTTAAGAACAAAGAAGACTTTTCGTTGTATAAAAATATGCAAGCGAATCAGATTCCAAAACCCTATGTTGCTGATATTCAAGAATGGTCGAAGAATAAACTTCGCGAATATATTCAGGTATATGAAGGTAAGGATTCGCAGCTTGTAGAAGGTTATTCCAATATTACAAAACGAGAATTAAAAAGTATTGTAAAAATGCTTGCGCAATTTATTGAAGACTGTGATAAATATTCAGAGTTCAAGAAAGCAAATCGTAAACCCCGAGCAGTTAAGGCAAAGCCTGCAAGTGTTCAAGTTAAAAATCTCAAGTATAAAAAAGAAGATACTGAATTAGGTCTTACGTCAGTTGATCCTGCAGAGGTTATTGGTGCACAACAGGTATGGGTATTTAATAGTAAAACTCGTAAGTTGGCTCTGTACAAAACAGATTCAGCTACAGGTATTTTTGTTAAAGGTTCTAGCTTTCAAAACTACGACCCGGAATTGGGTTGTCAGAAGACTTTGCGTAAACCTGCAGATCAGCTTAAAGATTTGATGGGTGCTACAAAAGTACAATTAAGAAAATATATGGATGGTATCAGTTCTAAAGCATCCCCTGCAAATGGCAGAATGAATACTGATACTCTAATCCTTAGAGTTATTAAGTAAGGTTTCAAATGGCGTTAAAATTATCGTATTGCCAATTAATTAAAATTGTTCTATCGCAGATTGGTGGTAGTCCGTTACAACAAGTTTATTCTCAGTTGTCTCAGGGTCTACAACAAATTACTAAGGGCGGAATTATCCCTAGCGAATTTGCACAACTAAAAACATTTATTGATCAAGTAACAACTGCGTTAAATGGTGTTGGTGGTGATATTAACGCAATGCAACAACTTACAAAACAATTCTTTGAAAATCCAGTTAAGACAGTTAGTAATGAATCCATTGCATTAATTACTTCTAGACTAACTCAAATTACACAAGATCTTGGCGCCGGACCTGTAGCAACATCTGGCAATGAGGCAGAATTCGCAAAACTTACCACATTAAAAACTGATCTAACATCATTTGTTACGTACACAGATCAGTTATCAGGATTTACAGAACCGACAACAACTGGCGGATTCGGAGGATGTACATTGGCAGATTTATTGGGCAGTGGATGTTCCCCTGCAGCTGATGTCCCCGATGTTGATCTTCAAGTATTAGTTGATGGATTTAAATCTGGAGCATTATTAACTCAACTTAAAAGTAATTTGACAACTTTAGTTGCAACCGGTACGGGCTTTGCCCAAATTCTTACATCTATTAATACGCTTCAAAATAGTGTTCAAAGTTTCAACACTACAGTTACATCTAAATTAAACAAGATAGTAATTAAACAAGCTGTTGAAACATATGTTACAAATCTTGCATTTAGTTTATTATCAGGATGTTCAAACCAATTAGTAAATGCCACAATTAAACCTGCGGCCGCAACAGCATTGGCGCCTTTTGTTGCATATCAACAAAAGATTTTAGCAGGCACTTTAAACGCAGATGGGTCAACTCCAGGTGCAACCGATACCACAATTTAAATAGAAAGATATATTATGATCGTTGTTGATTACAGCCAAACGGCAATTTCAAATTTGATGGCAGAAATTGGTGGTAGAAAAGATATTGAGATTCAAGTGCCGTTATTGCGTCACATGATTTTAAATTCTATTCGTGGATACAAACAAAAATTCGGTAAAGACTACGGACAGCTTGTTATTGCTATTGATAACCGCAACTATTGGAGGAGACAAGAATTCCAATATTATAAAGCAGGCCGCAAAAAAGCGCGTGAGGATTCTGGTCTAGATTGGAAAACAATCTTTGAAGCACTTGATCTTATTCGTAGCGAAATTGATAAGTTCTTCCCATATAAAGTAGTTAATGTTGACGGCGCAGAAGCCGACGATGTAATTGCAGTATTAGCAGAGTGGTCTCAAACCAATGACTTTGCAGAGGGCGGAGTCTTTAGTGATGATCCAAAACCATTCTTAATCGTATCAGGCGATCATGACTTTATTCAATTACAAAAGTATAAGAATGTGAAACAATTTTCTCCCACACAAAAGAAATTTGTTAAACCGGAAATGTCTGCAAATCAATATGTTTTTGAACATACGATTAAAGGCGATAAGGGCGATGGCATCCCTAATGTATTATCTGCAGATGATAGTATTGTTGCAGGCGAAAGACAAAAACCTATTACTACTAAGAAATTAGAAGCTTGGTACAAAGATAAAACGTCTATGCCAAATGATACAGATTTTATTCGTAATTTTTATCGTAATCAAAAATTAGTTGATTTTACCTTTATCCCAGAAGAGATAAAAGATGCCATTATAAATAACTATACAGGGCAACCTGATAAAAATAAGAGTATGCTTTTGAACTTTTTCATTGAGCATAAAATGAAAAACATGCTAGAATTGATTGAGGAATTTTAATGAAAACACTGATCCCACAAATTTTTGAAGAGATTGAAAGAACGCCAACTAAACAAGCAAAAATCAATTGCTTACGGGCGTACGACCACCCCATATTACGAGGGATGCTTCAAATTAATTTTAATCCAAATTTTAAATTAGATTTACCTTCCGGTATGCCTCCTTACAAACGAGATGAAAAAATCCCGGTTGGATATTCCGAAACAAATCTTTTTGCAGAATTTCGACGAATGTATATTTGGGGACAACCTAGTAATTTGTCAAAAGTTAAAAAAGAAACTTTATTTGTTCAATTACTTGAAGGTATTCATTGGACAGAAGCAGATGATCTTTGTTTATGCAAAGATAAAAAACTTCAAACCAAATATAAAACAATTACAGAAGATTTGGTTAGAGAAGCATTCCCAGATGCGTTACCTCCACCTGTACCAAAAGAAGTAATTAAGAAAGAGCCAACAGCAAAAAAAGAGAAAGTCTCTTTGAAAGGTTGACTCGGTTCTTCAAACGAGACGTACCCGAACCGGTTATAAGTGAATGGACATATCACGGTGAAATACCGGATGATCCAAAACACGACCCTAGAATTTTGAACACCCACCAATACAGAGCATTTGACAAACGTTAAAAAAGATGTTATAATATAGTATGGGAGATTTAATATGACAATGCACATCGTTGGACCTTGGTTATCTACAAATGGTAAGAAAAAGGGCAAAGTTAAATTCAAAAGTGCGGAAGATGCACGCAATGCAAGAGCTCTTGCTCAGGAGTGGTCTTCTATGAAAAAAAAATGGGGTGTAGAGATTGAAGAGTCAAAGCGTAACCGCGCAATGGCAGCTGAGATTTATTCTCCCCCAGTAGCATCCAATCCTCGCGGTGTTACTAATAATATCCAGAGTTTAAATTCAAGAACAACCGGCGCAGTTTCTAGTAAGCCGTCGCCTGTATATACTGGAACAAAGGTGCTAGGTATTGGTACAATGCACAAATCCAATGCAGTTCCAATCTTTAGCGATGACGAAGCAAAAGAAATTTCGACAATGAGGCGATAATGAGAAAAATAATTTTAGTTACTGGCGGATTTGATCCTATACATTCTGGGCATATTGCCTATTTCAAAGCGGCTAAAAAGTTAGGCGACTACTTAGTAGTGGGTATAAACTCTGATGCATGGTTAACCCGTAAAAAGGGTGCACCTTTTATGCCTGTATGGGAACGTACTGCGTTATTACAAGAATTTAAATGTATTGATCAAGTTGTATTCTTTGATGATCGTGCAGATGCTGACGGAAGTGCCAAACACTTTATAAAAGAAACACTAGATATTTGGCCTGATGCTGAAGTTATATTTGCCAATGGCGGCGATAGAACTGATAAGAATATTCCAGAAATGGATATACAGGATCCTCGTCTAAGTTTTGCGTTTGGTGTAGGTGGTGAGGATAAAAAGAATTCTAGTTCTTGGATTCTTCAAGAATGGAAAGCACCAAAGACCTCGCGCGTGTGGGGATATTATCGGGTTCTACATGAACAAGGTAAAGATGTTAAAGTGAAAGAATTAACTGTTGATCC